TGCTGTTGGTGATGTTGCTGATGCAGGTTCTTGTGGATATTTGTTTGCAAATTCTTGTGCTTTACCAAATAGACCTTTTGCATCTCCTTTACCAACTGCACCGAATAGTCCACCAATGTCTGCGGATTTTTCATCTGAAGCACCAGAGGCCTTTGCCATACCTGTTGCAAATTGTTTTGGGTCTGGCATGGTTGCTTTAACATTATCTGCTTTAGCAGGTGCATCATCTTTTACATCAATTTTACCACCAAATAGACCTTTTACGAAATCTTTAATACCTGTAAAGATGCTTGATATCGTATCTGTGATTGGTTGAAAGAAATTACTAATTGAATCGAAAAGAGTTTTGAGTGTATCTTCACCAAACAAACCAAATGTTACAAAGTTTAACATTCCTCCTAAACCCGCAACAATAGCATCACCTAAATTTCCAGTTTCTTGGTATCTTTTAAAACCATCCATAATACCACTAAACAATGTTCCAATAATTGCAAGTGGAAGAAAAACTTTACTGAACACTTTCATTAGTGTTTTTGGACTAAAGATAGTTTTAATTGCGTTAGTAAAACCACCACTAAACAAAGACATTATTGATTCTAAAAATCCACCTTCTTTATCTTTTCCCGCACCAGGTGCTTGAGCAGTTGGTTTGCCTTCTACTTTTCCTCTTTGTGCCTCTAATGCTTTTTCACGCTCATCTTCTCTTAGAAAAAAAGTATCAGCACCTGTTGCATATGCTTTCTTTCCTTTTTTCTGAGGACCGGCTTTTATCTTAACAAGTTTTTGAACATTTTGACGGAGAACATTCATATCTCTGGCCATACCTGGCAAAGACATAGAATTTTTTGCTATGATTTTTAGAAATGTAATTCCTTCAGATGATAATCCCGAACCTTCAGAAGAAGCTTTACCATCTTCTTCTTTTTTTTCTTTTTTAACTCCAAGTTTTGAACGAATGGCGGCAGAAAGTAAATCGTCACCGCCAAACACACTTCTAATCATGTTTTCTTTACTGAATTTTTTTCCAAAGTCTTTAACTGTGCCTTTAGCTGCTTCTTTGGCACCACCAATGAGGCCTTTTCCGCCCTCTACTTCAGAAATGTATCGTGATTTAAAATCTGCCATTATCGTTTCTTACTTGCTTTTTGTAATTCTAATCTTTCTTTTTCTTCTTTCAAGTATTTAATTAACAAATCAACATAGATTTGTCTTTCCCAAGGCAACATGTTTTCAAGTTCAGTCAAACTATATTTGTGATGCTGCATCATCGCAAAGTTTGTCTGATAATAGTTGCTTAATGTATCATAACGAAATATTAGACGAAAAAATTTTGCATGCCCTTTATCGTAATGTCTTCCTCATATGCACATTTTGGACATTTAAAATGAACATCTTTTTTAATCTCAGGCATGGTATCGAAAAACTCTTTAAATTTTTCCATGTCTTTTTGTTGTAAACTATCCACAAAGTCTTCCAACTCTTGCTTGGTAGAATCTTTGGCATAGTAAATTTCTTCTTTATCGTAGATGTAGTCAATACAATCGATAAGAATATTAATCATCATTTCATTCTCAGACATTTTTTCATACCTTTGCAACATTTCAAAGGTAGGATATTTGAAACAAATACCCAAGTTCTCTGTCAACTGAATTTTGTTCTTATGATTAGGATTCTTTGTTGGTTCTACTTCAAGTATGTTTAACTTGAATTCTACAACTCCATTACATTGTTTTTCTTCACCATTAGTTTCTTTTAGAATATTGTTGCACTTATAACGCAAGTCAACGAGTTCTTCTACCGACCTTGCACGAAGATTCATAAACAAATATTCTAAATCAAAAGTTGGTAAAGAATCTACATCAACTTCATCAAGCACACAATTTTTTAATACTTGACGAATAACTCCTACCATCTCATTTGAATCTGAAGATTCAGAAGCCATAAGAAATAGTTTTTGTTCTCGCACTAGAAAAGGACGAAAACGCACAGGTTTTCCTGTTGATACAAGATTGACTGTGTAAATCGGTACATCTATTTTTGGTAACATAATAACCTCGCTTTGTTAATTAAAGAGCACGACCAAGTGGTAAAATCCTTGAAAGACCAGAACCAAACAATGCAGTTGCAGCTGCAGCCAAATTGTAAGTTCCGTCATAAATTGGTCTATATTTTTGATAAGCAAATTGAACAGTCAAACGATGAAAACCGTCATCTGCCCAATTCAATGATTGCGGTCCAATTCCAATTGGAAACGCATCGATTAATTCTACTGCATAAATTTGTTTAATGAAATCATCGTATTGAATAATTTTAATATTCGTCATATAACGAGATTGATTTCCTTTTGGAAAACGAAGATTGTTTGTATCAGAAGGCATGATTGCTTCCATCCAACGGTCAAACAATTTACGCTCATAGAATTGGTTGGTACATATAAATGTTAATGATGTGTCTGCATATTGTGTTTGATATGGAACTTTAAAAGTAGGTCCATAAATTTTAACATCGGCAGTTTGCAATGTTTTTCCTGGCAGTTCAGCAGTTTCGCATTGAAGTGCCAAATATCTCGACATAGATGAGTTCGCACTTCTTGATTGTGGGTCTTGGTCTCTCGAACCACCAAAAGCAGAACCTATTGCATCGGTTACATCATTAAAAATGGAATTTGGAAAATTTAAAATCTTTTCAATTACAGAGTTACCTACAAACTGATTAATGTATGCAGGAATAGGTAACACGACCTCAAATCGTGAGGTTTTGGCAAGTCCGTCTTTACCACGAACATTTGATAAAAATAAGTTTGGTGAAAATGACATTAGAATTTTTTCCTTGAATCTGCGTAAACTTTACTTGTTGTTGCACCAACAAAGCTTTCCACTGGCAACATAACGGCAATGTCCCATTCTTCAGCAGATATTTCTAAAAACCTAGAATCAATGTGACTAAACAAATATCTTTTAATGCACGGTGTTGCTTCAAATGCTTTTGATGCTGCCGCTAAGTATTCATAACTAATACGCAATTTTGTTTTATCATCAAATCTGTTATTTGTAGCCACATCACTTAACTTATCTAAAAGGATAATGCGCTGCTTTGGGTGAATGTAATGCAAGTTCAGCCCTAGAAAACCGTCTGAGTAGCGTTCTATTGGAATTACCAATGGGAACCTGTCGTAATATGGCAGCGTATCCTTATGCTTTGGGTCATAAAAATAAAAATACATGCGACCAATGAAAGAATTATTTCTCAATCGTTCTCTGTCACGCATTAAAGATTGTGGAGTAGGATTTAAAGATTTAACTTTAGACCTTAACCATTCTCTGGCTGCGTTTGTTCTTGGCGTAAGACCTTCTTTCGCCAACGATGTTTGGATTCTTTTAATTAATGTCGCCATTAGGTTATTTATCTTAAAGTCCTAACTCCTTTTCTGTAATTAATTGAAACTGCCATCCATGTTCCTTACAGAATAAATCGGCAGCTTTCCATTTTGCCTGATTTACGGCATAGGTGGCAACTTCTGCCAGGTATCGTTGGGTCTTGCGTTTTTGCGTTGGCATCATCGTCTGTTTATGCGGCTTCACTTCTAATATCGAAGTCTGCTCGGAGCCATCTTTCCGTTTGGTCCTGACAATGAAATCTGGAAAATATCGATGCACTTTATTGTCAACTGGCGAAACATAAGGTATCGGCAACTCCTCAGATGCCCACCAGATTACGGCAGGGTTGCCATCTAACCATTTCATAACTCTCAGTTCCCAATTAGAGCGATAGATAATGTTGGTTGCATTACCTTTGTATTTGCTTGGGTTTTTTGGTCGAAACCATCCTTTGTATGACATAAATATTATCTATCTAACAAACAGGATTCATATGGCACTTTTCGGCTTCGGCGACATAAAATTTGATAAAGGTTCTTCTTCTGCAAGAGGACCACTCGCTTCTTTAGTGAATAGTGATTTTGAACGAACAACACTTCGTTATCCTTTAGATGTTGGAAATTATGACAAAGGTCATTATGTTGTGTTTTATATTAAACAACAAAAGAACACAAGTTTTACACGACCAACTGCATCTGATACAGGCGTCTTTAGTAAAAATACAGGAGGCCTAAAAGAAATACAGTCTGCTTCCAATTTGGCGTCTAGTTATGGTAATGAACTTTTGGGTAAAATCAATAGTGGTTTAGGTCAAATTAATGGTGCAACTGGAGGTGCTTTAGGTGGCATCACATCTGCAATCAGTAAAGCCGCAGGAAATGTTGTTGGAAGTATTAACAATGTTTTTGGTCAAGCAAACATTAAGTTTGGTGGTGATTCTGCTTCAGCTAAAGAATTACAAGATAATTCAATTAAAAGAATAACTGGTGGTTCTCTTTCATTTTTAAGAACTACAACACTTACAAAAGATGCAATTGCGATGTATATGCCAGACACATTGCAATACACATACAACCAATCTTATGAATCGCCTGCAATTGGTGAAGAATTAGGTGGTCAACTTTTAGCGGCAGGTAAATCAGCCGTAGATGCATATAAAACTGGTGGTGGTGCCGATGCGGTTGCAGCAGTTTTAAAAGCAGGTGGTGGAGCCGTAA